TACGCCTATCTGCTGCCGTGAACATGCCTTTGGTTTCTATTATGATACCATTAGACAGCACGAAATCTGGTGTGTAGGTTCTGTATGCAAGGTCTTCCCACTCAATCTTAACTTCTTCATACAGGAAGTCAATCTTTAATTCGTTGAGGTAGTCAGATACCTTGAGTTCCAGACCGCTACGATAACCATACTTTCGTGCTGCCCTAAATTGTTTTGCGTTAGGCATCTACTTATACTTTTCATCCAGTGAAATATAAGATACCATCTTTGGGTCTTTTGCTTGAGACATCACGGCAGGACGTTCTTCAAGTGTAGGCCAACAAGTAAAGCGGTAGGCACAGAAAATGCAGTTGTCATTCAAGACTGTATTGCCTGTTGGCTTGCTTCTAAATGTTTCAGGAACAGCATCAAAGCAACGCTCAAACTTGTTGTCGTTAATCTTCTGCACTGTTTCCTTGATATTGGTCATCTCCTTGTCGATGTCAAGTCCTGTGGCTGGCACATATTTGAATTGACCATTGGCTTTATTAACTACCCACCAACCACCAGCACGTTTGCCTGATGCTTTTGCATAGCCAGCAAGCTGACCTACATAACCAAAGCTATCATGTGCAGCTAGTTTATCATAGGATTCAAACTTGTTTTGATACGACCAATTAGATGCGGATTTAACATCATCAACAGCACCGTCAATAACAATATCATATGTGCCATTGATGGATGTATCATCATCAATTTCAAGTGTAACTTGTTCAGCATCTTCATACTCTACTCCTGCTTCTTTCAGTAGTCCTTTGAAGACAGCCTCAACGATGTCTCCAATCATCATGTTCATTACGAATGTTGTGGGCAACGGCAATGCCGCCTCTGGCTTGTTCTTGTCAAACCAGAGTTGGCAAGTGGGGCGACCCACATTAGACATACGCAATGTGAAGTCGCCTCGTGTTTTACCGCTGCCAAACTGACGCTTAATTGCATCGGCTACATCATCAGCCACCTGTTTAATGGTGGCATCAGACATGGTAGATTTACCTTTTACGGCATCTTCCATGTATTGATGCAAGGCTAGTTCGGCAGGATGGTTCATTATGCTACTTCCACTTCTTCATCAACATCAATGATGCCATCTACAATTGCTAGGTCATCATCATCGTCATGCGAGTTAGCCTTATCAGTCCAAGCATTAATGATGTACTCGTTGTAGTTTTGCACCCATTGCATGAAGTCTGCGAACATACTCTGTTCTGTCTCTGTCAGTTCCAGTGTGCTGGATACATCAAGAGATACTACAGGCAAGTAGAACACTGCGCCAGTAGGAATCTTACGCTCCTCTGTGTTGGCAGTGATGATGTGCTGCACAGGCAGACGCTTCATCTTTGCGAGTTTGGTAAAGGCAGTGCCAACATTCTTGAAGGCATCACGATTATCAATCTCCCAGATAAATGGCATCTCATCTACATCTACAGAGTTACCGCTTGCATCAGTAGCATTGACCAGTTCAACTGTGCCAAGCACTACACGCACTCGCTTAATCTCTCTGATAAGTTCCTGTGTCTTCTCTGGCAATGCCTTAAAGTCTTGAACATAACCAGCTGGCTTACCACAGTTAAAGCCACCATCATTGTCCTTCAAGTCTACGTTTAGATTGTCAGCCATAACAGTCTTCACATAACGGTTAGGATTGTTTCCAGTGCCACGTACAAAACGCTTGTACATGAACCGTTGCAGGAATGGACGAATCTTCACGGATTCTGCATAGTAAGTTGGCCCATCTGGTACTTCCAGTTTATATGTGCCACCACTCACAACTTCCATGTTCACCTTCTTGCCGTTGACATCAGCCTCACCCATCACAGGTGAATGGTTAATGCGTAGACGAGCGAGGGTGCTTGTTTGCTTACGCTGACTTGCACCTTCGTTGGCAATGCCCATAGCTTTCGCCATTGCTGCATAGTTGTTAGTATCAATAGTTGTTAGTTCCATATGTTATACTCCTTCATTCGAGTTAGAAAGTCATAGTTATATCACGACACGTCTTTTGTGTCAAGCCAGTTTGGTCCAATTTTTGCTTCGAGTTCTAGTGGTACATTAAACACTATACCCCAACGCATTGTAATCAAACTAGGCAATGCTTCATTTGTCTCCTGAATTATTTCAATACATCTCCTTTCTTCATCAGGATGAACGTCAATTACGATTGAATCATGCACTGTATTTACCACACATGACTGCATACCGTCAAGTAATTTATCAATGTGTAGTAATGCCAGTGGCACAATGTCTGCTGTGGCAAATGACTGCACAGGATAATTCTTTATCTGTGTGAAGTGCGATACTCTGCCACGTGAGTTACGTGTTACATCGGGAAAGGCAAACTGCCTACCTGATGGTGTTGTAATCTTGCCTGTATTTATAGCCTCTTTAGCCAATCGGGAATGCCAAGTTGCGACCCCTTGATACTTCTTTGTGAAGTGTTCATAGTATGCTGCTTCTGCCTTTGTTCTTCCAAAGCCTGTCGCTCCATACAACGGCGCAAAAGTATGCGCTTTCGCATCCTGCCTACTCGTAGGTTGACCAGCGGTACTAATAACTTCAGCGGTATATGAATGTACATCAAATCCAGTAGATACTTCTTCAATTGCTACTCCATCCTGTGATAAATAAGCAGCCGCACGAAACTCTAGCTGTGCAAAGTCTGCTTCCATAATCTTGCCATCGTTAAATCGTGATACAAACACCTTCTTCACAGGGAATGTACCACCACGTGGCATGTTTTGCATGTTAGGGTCAGCACCACTGAACCTGCCAGTGGCAGTGCGGTGCTGTAGCAAGCGTACATGCAGCTTACCATCAGTCTTTGTGTGCAGGTCAATGCCTTCAACAAAGGATGATAGGTATGTGTCAACGGCTGATAGCCTACGCACTTTGGCTAGGAAGTCAACAGCATCTGTCATACCTTTAGACTTGGCAGCAGACTCAAGCACTTCAAGGTTGCCCTTGCTCGTAGTGAAGCCATTTGCACTTGCCCACTTTGGTGATGGTGGTTTAAACTTTAACCCCGCCACATCCAAAGTATCAGACAGAGTATAGCCAGCCCCATCACAGTCCTTACATCTGTTTGTGTTAGCAAAAGGTGTTCCATCTTTCTTTACCTTTCTTACCTGTCCAGTTCCATTACACGCAGAGCATTGTGTTGCTTGCGTCTTATACATACGCTTTGTACCACCTGCAATAAGACTGCGAAAGTCTGCATCATCCATGTATGGGTCAATAGCATTTCCCCAATAGGTCTTGTCCATAACCTTACGGCTGTAGATTACCCATGAAAGTTGCTCTGGACTATTCAAGTTGATAGGTGTGTCACCCATCAGGCTACGAACATGTTTCTGCAGGTCAATCTCAAGTTGCCTTTTCTCTGCCTCAAATTCCTGACGCACTTCATCCAACTTGCTTCGGTCAACTGTAAAGCCTCGCTGATAAATACGAGCAAGACATACAGCAACCTGATTAGTCAGGTCAACGGTACTCATAAGCGCACTATCAGCAGGTGTATTCAAACGATACATCAGTTTGTCAGATAGTTGCTGTGTAGCATGTAAGTCAGCAGACAGATACTCTGACAACTCTGCATGTGGTATGTCACGAGTGCTGTAGCCCTTACTAAAGTATTCTTTGAGCGTGTCTTGCTTCTTCGTGTCTAACTCATACCGTTCAGCACAAGCCTCAAGAGACAGTGGTTCTTTCTGTCCACGCTGTAGCACATACTCTGCAAGCATTGTGTCAAACACAGGGCCATCATACTTAAAGCCTGACTCCCACAGCCACAGCAAGTCGTGCGCTGCGTTGTGCATGATAAGCACAGTCGCTTGTTCAAGCCATTCCTGCACAGTCTCGTGACCCATTGGGGTAGTATGCCCATCTGCATGGTCAAATGTAATGATACATTCTTCGCCCCTGTCATTTAGCATACCCACCATTGTGAGTGAGTTGTCAGGTTCAAAGGGGTCAAGATGCATCTTACCACCACGCTTGGTGACAGTATTCTCTACATCAAGTGTTAGTTTCATATCATCTCCTATACAAAGTTTTCGCTGGTGTAATACTTGTGCTTCTTGTTGGACAACCTAGCACTGTTACGAACACCTGTCAAGTTCTCTGACATAGACACCCAACGAAGATTATCTACGCTGTAATCTAACTTGTCTTCATTGATATGGTCTACATTGTATCTGTCTACTGGTGTAGCGTTGGCTACGAATGCCATAGCAAAGATACGATGGCAGTAGATTGCCTTGCTAAACCTGCCGTTGTTCAGACCATAGGCCGGATACACAGCCCGACTGAATGTTGGTGTCAGTATCTTGCCTGTCTTAACATTCATCAAGAATGGAAAGTCTGTGCGACCTTCATACATAGGCAGTGGGTGTGTGCCGCCTGTGCGATACACACGATACTTACCCTCTGGCATTGAAGCAAGGAAGGCAGAAGAAGCAGTTAAGTCCTGCCTACGCCGCCCCTTGTCCCCAAAGTAAATTGGGACATCTTTCAAATCCACATACTCAATGTCTGTGTTTATTGGTTGGTCAAACAAATGTAACTGCATCATCCTTCATACCTCGCTGTTAAGTAGTTAAGTTCACAATTTACCATGCCATGCCACCCATTGAGTTTGTTCTTCACAATGTTGATATGGCGTAGTGGGCTTTCTTCTTCCTGTCCTTCCACAGATGGTGACTTACCAATCAGTATCATCAAGTCTGCTTCAGCGGCCTTACCTGTGCGAGAGCCTTGCATCATACTCTGGTTCAACTGCGCACGACCCTCTGCCTCTGCAGACAACTGTGACATATAGAACACAGTGCAATCATATGTCTTTGCAATCTGCCTAGCATAGATAGCACAAGCCGCCAGTGCTTGGTCTTCTCTGGCAAAACTACCAGTGACACTAAACTTATCACCCATGTCAAGCACAAGAATGTCAGGCTTATATGACTTACACACGGACTCAACCCATGCCATGTCACGACCACCTGCTTCCTTAATCTTGATGTTCTGCATGACAGGTGCATAGAGTGCCTGTGCCTTTGGCATATTATCACGAACCTCACGAGCAGACATACCAGCCGCCGCTGTTAAGTATCGTGCGCCAACACGGTGAGTAGGCTCTTCGTTACACAGTATGATGCACTTCGCACCTTGATGTGCAAACCCATTCGGGCCAGCGATTAGAGAGGCGTGGAAGGATGTCTTACCTGTG